CTAGAGTGGTTAGTGTCGCCAATGGAGCCCCTCGAGCGCCTCCATTGGAGGCGCTTTCACGGCCGGAAGCGCCTCCAATGGAGCCTATCCCAGCGAGCCGCTCGAGCGTCTGCCACTGGAGCCGGTAGACGGTCGATCGGCCCTTCTTCCCGTCCGCCGGCGAGAACGCCCGACGCTCGCGCTGGATGATGCCAGCGGCGTCGAGCGCTCCGAGCGCACGAACGACGGACTGACGCGAAAGCTCAGCGGCCTCGGCGATGGTCGTCAGCGAGGGCCAGCAGACGCCGGCCTTCGATGCCTCGGACAAGAGAACCGCGAGAACGGCCCGCGTCAGTACGGGAGGGATCGGGCGGGCCTTCCCGCCCTTCGTCGCGTAGGCAAGTTGGCCGAGCCGGACCTCCTCGCGAAGCACGAGGCGATAGATGGGGTCTCCTCGCTTCATCGCCGCGGCCCCTTCTCAAGCGCCTGCCGCAGCAAAGCAAGCTCAGCGCGGATGGTCTCGATCTCGACATTGAGCACGCGCACGAACGCGAACAACTCCGCCCGAGTCACGGGCGCGGATTCGTCCAGCGGTGTCGGCGTGACGGTTGATGGAGCCGCGGCCTGCTTCGGCGCGGCGACGGCGTTCGGGTAGGGTCGGTGCGTCACGCGGCACCCCCGCGGGCTTCCGCGTCGTCCTCTTCGTCGTCGAGCTCGAAGTCGACGGGCGTCGGTGAGTCAAAGTCGCGGAACGCGATAGAAATCCAGATAAAGCCGACGCCGACGAGAAGCATCCCCAGCCACAGCATGAAGGCGAGAAGGCTCATCGGGCGGCCTCCGCTTCGATCAGCTCAGCGAGAGCGAGGCGAACGACCTGCACGAGCGAGACGCCTCTCGACTCGGCGATTCTGCGGACGGTCGCGAAGGTCCGCTCGTCCAGGTTCATCGAATGGAACTTTGCTCGGAGCCTCGAGCGTGCGGGGTTCGCTCGCAGCTCTTCGGCCGTGAGCGGAGCGGGCGGGCATGTGGACACCTTGATATCCTTGCGTTGTGCGTCTGCCTGTTCTGTCAAACCGTCAACGCGACGGGAACGGGCTTCCGCGGGGCCAGAATCTATATCGGACTGTATAGCCCCGCTTGTGCAGTTTCGCAAGTCTGTCCGGTTGGCGTCCAGTGCCATCCGTTCCGCAACTGCCCTCCGCGTCGATACTTGCCAGCGCCACGCGGCAGATATCCACAGGTCGGAACCGAACTCGCAGGCCTGCCAGCGGCCGCCCGCCCGTTTCGCAATGCACCATGCCATAGCGGCGATGATGCCATCGCCTTATCCACAATCAATCCCGCATTACCGACTATTGGACGGAAGATCAAGGCGACGGACACGCGGGCGGATAACCCGCGAACACTCGGCCAACGCCGCGGCGATGATCCCGCGAGTTTGGATCGAGATGCCGTTGATTGCCTGCCGGATCGAACCGTGTGATCCGACCGATTCGCCCCACTTGCCCAGCGGGCACGAAACCGCGGGCATGGTCAGTTTGATATCCAAGGTCGCCCGCTGGCGCGTGCCGCATCCGCACGAGTTGCACCAGCCCAGCGATTGCCCGGAGGGATCGGGCATTCGCTGAGGGCAATCGTGACACTGGCGCACCCGCTCTTGGAGCACGGGCAGCGACACCGGGCCCTGCCGCATGAGCGACGCCTCGGCCCGCGCCCAGTCGACGGCGGTCGCCTGCCTCTTTACCTCCTGCGAATCGCGACGCATGTCGACGAGCTCGCCGGTGCGAATATCGACCTGAGTATGGCATTCCGCATCGGACACCCGATCCCAGCGCGGGAGCGGTCTCTCGTCGCGCCACACCATGCGCACTGTCTGGCCGTCGCTGTTTGTCCGTTGGTAGATGCCGCAGCTCATGGGACACACTCTCCGCGCGGGACATCGCCCGCCGCTGGCGTAAGGGGGCAGTCCGGAAGGTCCGGTCCGGGGTCGGCGGGATCGGTCCCGATGCGGGTCCGACATCCGTACGCCGGCGAATCGTCCCACACGCAAGCAAAATCCTGCTTCCGCTCGAGCGTAATCACGCTGATGCCGTCGAACTCACACACGTAATCTTCGACGCAGCAGTCGGTGGATTGATTGACCACGCGATAGCGGTAGCAACACTTGACGAGCCCGTCGCAGTCGGTCAGGTAGAAGGTACTCGTAGGAACGCAGCCGGGGATAAACGGGCTCAAAACGACACAGTTGGCGTTGGTCGTCGGATAGCCGTTGGCGTCGTACTCGACGGTGCAAGGGAAGATGCAGACGCCCGGGTCTTCTCCCTCGCAGGGCTCCGATGAGCATGAGCAAGGATTCTGCCAGCCGATGCCCGCCTGGTTGGTGCAAGTGCAAGCCGTCGAGCCGATGCAGTTGATGCAAGGTCCGTTGTCGACATCGCCCGGGCAAGTGCCGGCGCAAGTCCATTCCCACCCGGGCGCCGTTGCCGCGGGCAGGTAGAACGGATCGCCGAGCGCATCGACGAACCGGCACGGATTGACGCTATCGGGTCTCCAGTCGGTCGGCGTTGCGCAAACTCCCTCGATGACGCGGCAGCCGGCGCAAACCCAGCGGATCTCGAGCGGATAGTTGCACGCGGTTGGGGTGCCTGGCGGGAAGTTGCTGTTGCCGTTCAGCGTGAACTGGTAGTAGGGATGGCAGTAGCAAAGCCCGTCGGCCGGGTTGGTGCGGTAGACGACGAGCCCGTCGCACGGAGTCGCGGTGCACTCGTACTCCACCCAGAGGTCGGGTTGGTCGTCGCAGTCGATCGTGTAGCAACAGCGCTTCGGGAATGTGACCTCGGGCGGGCATGAGACACCGTCGCAGGATGCGGTGAACGGAGCGCCGGAGCACGCCATCGCATTCGAGAACATCGCGACCTTATCGAACGCGGGACGCGGGAAGGTCAGCCGCATGACATCGCCTAGCCGATAGCAGCAGCCGCCAGCATCGCCCTGCGGGCCCGTCCAACACTGGCAGCAAGCCCCGGGGCAGCACGCACCGCATCCCGCGTGATGGTGCGTCATAGCCGCAGCTCGTCGATTCGACGCGCGACGGCGAGGTCGAGATTCGCGCGGATGGTGTTTCGACTGGCCTTCAGCGCCACGGCGAGCGTCGAATCCTCCGCCTTCGCGGCGTCGATCGCGTTCACGAGTTGGCGGGCCGCCTTGGCGTCCTTTCCAACGGCCGCCCAGGTCGCGACAGCGCCGCCGATCAGCGCGGCGAGCGTCGAAGCCCAGCCGGGAATCGGAGCAAGACCGACGGCAGCGCCCACAAGGTCGCTCGTGGGCCTGGCGTTGGCCTCAGCCGCGTCCATGCGAGCGAGAGCGGCCGCGAGGGCCTCCGACTGCTCGCGGGCCTCCTGAAGCGCCCCAGCGATCTCAGCGAGGGCCTCGGGTGGTGCCTCCGCGGCGATGGCCTCGGCCTCCAGCGACTCCAGCGCGGCGACGCGCGACGAGGTAGCGGCCTCGGCCGCCTGGCGTTCGGCCGTGTCCATCGGCATCGTGTCGCATCCAAGAGGAGCGGCAGCGATGAGGGCGAGGAGAGCGGCGACGATGATCGATACTGGTCGGTTCATTGGTCATCCTTGATTTTCATTGAGGTGACTATTCGTGTCTGCTCGATCTCGACACTCTCGACGCGCTCGGTCAGCCGGTCGACGGCACGGACGAGCCGCGTTGAAACCCAGCAGAGAAGCGCGATGAGCGATGAGCCGAGACCACAAATCAGCGTCCCGGCGATCGCGAGCGTCAGCCCGAAGCCATCGACGACGGCGAGAGTCATGCCAGGATCTCCGCGACGCGCTCCGCGGTGAGGAGACCGGCAGAGACGGCGAAGTCGAACCCCGCGATGGTTCGCGGGTCGGTGACCTCGATACGGTCTGCCGCCGTCATGGTGAGAAGCCAGAGATTGACGGCCGGGTTTGTGGCAGCGGCGACGACGATTGCAGCGCGCTCGGCGTCGGTGAGCAATCCGCCGGGCCCGATCAGCTCAAGCGGCGTGAACGAACGCGGAGCCTCAACCGACGCCGGCGCGACGAAGACGCCCTCGGCAAAGCTCCAGCCGATCGCGACGGGCACGCCCTCGGGGATCGGGTGGAAGTCGGGGATCGCGAGCGCGCTCGCTTCGACGATGTTGGCGACCTTGCCGCCGGTGACCATGGCGTATCTCATCCGTAGAACCTCACCTTGATGTAACCGGGGCCGCCGTCGCCTCCAGCGCCGCAGGTGTGCGCCGCATTCGTCGAGCGGATCGCACCGCCACCGCCTCCGCCTGCCGCGCGTCTTCCGACCGCTCCAGCGCCGCCGCTCGCGGCGTTGCCGGAGCCGCCTCCGCCTCCGCCTCCGCGGCCGCCAGCGCCGGTGTCGGCGGCCTGGGCTCCAGCGGTGCCAGCCGCGCCGCCGAGACCGCCGCCGCCGAGAAAATCGGTCGTGTCGTCGGTCGATCCGATGCCGCCGTTTCCGCCGGAGCCGGTGGAGCCGCCGCTCGTCACGCCAGCGCCGCCGCCTCCGCCTCCGCCTCCGCAGTGGCCCCCGCCCGCGTTGCCGCCGGTGACGGTGCCGGAGCTCGCCCCGCCGGGTGCGCCCGCTCCGGCCTTGGAGCCTCGCCAGCCCGCGGAGATGCCAGCGGTACGGATACCAGCGCCGCCGCCTTGGCCGCCCGGGAAGACGGCGACCGTCGTCGCAAGGGCGATGATGCTCGACGAGCCGCCGGACGCGCCGTCGTTGCCGTTGGCGCTCTGATTGCCGGTCTTCGACGCGCCGCCGACTCCGCCCGCGCCGATGAAGACGGAGAACGCGGTCGAGCCAGCGGTCCAGCCGAGCGACGCGAGCGAAGCGACCATGACGCCGCCCTGCCCGCCCTGGCCGCCCTGGCCGCCGATCGCCGCGCCGGTGGTTGCGAGGTTGCCGCTCGCGCCTCCGCCGCCTGCTCCAGCGCCCTCGATCTCGACCATTTGAGCGCCCGCGGGCACCGTGCAGCCGGTCGTTGTCGTGGTGTAGAGGGTCTCCAGGAGGAGGTCGGGCGTCGTGTCGTTGTTGGTGCCTGCCGCAAAGGCCGCCGGGCGCACAAGCCCGAACTTCGTGGCGATATCGTTCAGCGCCGTAGCGACATCGCCAGAGCCCCAGTTGGAGTCGTCGTAGACATCGGAGGCGCTGTAGTCGTCCGGCAAAGCGACGACGGAGCCAGTGCGGCCGAACACGGACGAGACAGCGCCGCCGCTGGAAGAGCCGCCGCCGTCGAGAACGATCTCGATGGTGATCGTCGAGACTTCGATCGTAAGCGAGAAGTCGCTCATCCCGCGGCCTCCACGAGCGAGATTGAACCCTTCACGAGAACCGGCGCGTCTGCGTCGCCAGGAGCGGAAAGCGACCAGTCGAGCACCTTGCCGGCGACGAGTCCGCTCGTCGGAATAGCGACCGTAAACTTACCCGTCGTTCCGAGCGTGATGCCGGAGCCCACCGCGAGCGAGACGCGCGGAGCGAGCGTCGGCGCGTCGTCGGAATAGTTGCCCTTCAGCACGAGCCCCCACGCGGAGATATTCACGAGGCTTTCGCCTTGCTTGACGGTGCCCTCGAATGAAAGGCGCTCGCCGACAGATTTCGCGACGTCGAGCCGCTTCGCGTCCTGGATCGTTGCCATTACGGAGCCTCCTCGCATGTGCCATGAATGACGTTCGGCTCTTGTGTGATCCACACGAGAGTGCCGTCAGCGCAGCGGAACGGGAACCAAAGAAACACGCCGGCCAGCGGATAGATTTGGAACGATCCGGGCAGCTCGGCGACGGGAATGTGGGTGCGGAGAACGGTTGCGGTGTTGCGGAACTCCGACGCGTTGAGCCCGTAGCCCGTGCGGGCTCCGGTTCGCGCGACGTCGGCGTAGCCGCTCGGTGCCGCGATCGCCCGCTCGGTGATCGTGTAGAGCCATCGGTGCGTCGTGATGACGGCCGGGGCACTGACCTCCGCCAGAATCCAGGGAGCAGACGCCGCCGGCTCGATCGGCCGCTCCAGGCGCGGCAGCATCTTTCGGGACTTCTCGAAGGCCCGGAGCGTTCGCTCGATGCTCGGAGTGTCGAGATTCATGGTTTCAGGAACAACCCGTGTTCGGCGCGCCACTTGCGGAAGTCGGCATCCGCGCCAGCGGCACCGAAAATCAGATTGAAGTCGACGGCCGCATAGGTGACCGGCCGAATCCATCGGACCGTCGTCGCCTGGCCGTTAGCGTCGGCGATGACGCGGAAGTCCGCGTCGGTCGCCGCAATCTGCTCCAGGTGCAACACGGGCGAATAGAGGAAGCGGATATTGATCGCGTGGTACTCGTCCTCCTCGTGTGGAGTCGGATAGTCCACCATGATGAGCGAGCCTTTCGGGAACCCCAGGAAGGTCGCGCTATTCGATCGGCCGACGAAGTTGTTGAGGGCGTCCGTCCACGCGTCGCCCTTCTTGGTCGCGAGCGTGTCGAGAAAGGTCGCGAGCACCAGCTCGCCGCCGTCGATGATGGTCTCGCGCGGTTGTGTGGCTGAGTCGATTTTCGTCCCGCCGATGTCCGAGGTGCCCAGCGCGAACGGATCGGCCGGATACGTCACGTTGTTCCACGTGCGAAACGCTCGGACATTGACGGGCCTCGCGACGAACGCGCCGACGATCGGAAGCCACGCACGGCCGAACCCGGCCCCGTATGGGTATTGGTGATCCCAGACGTATTTGGTGGATGCCTGCGCGTTGATCGTGAGAACGCCCGCCTGTTCGGTGACCTGGAAGCGGCGATATCGCAACGTCCCGAAGACGGAGCCGACGCTCCAGGTAGCGGCGACGGGATCTCCGATCTTCGGAACGACGCCGGCGACCTGGAGCGCCTCAAAGCCGCTCACGCTCAGTGCCACGCGGAGCCCGGTCGCGTCGTTCGTTGCCTCGACCGTGAACACCCGGGCGAAGGTCGACATAGACAGCCGGCCGCCGGCGTCGAGCGCGTCCGCCGAGGTGACCTTGTAGACGGTTGCCATTATCGAGCCCCCCGCCCGAGGAAGAGCGACCGAAAGGTCGAGTCGCTGATCGTCCGAAGGAACGCCCGGCCTATCGCCACGTTCGCGACCTGGTCGTCGGGCGTGACTGCCTCTCCGACCGCGCCGACAACCTCGGAGAGAATCCTCGTGACCTGTAGGTCAGCGTTCGCCGTCGTTCCGGAGAACGCGCTCTGCAAGCGGCCCGACTGCACTTGATTGATTCCAGAGCCGAGAATCGCCGCAAACGCTCGCGAGGTGTCGCCGACGCCGCGGAGGAAGTCGCCGGCCTGCATCGCTTTGCCGTTGACCGCCTCGCCGACGGCCGTATCGAAGAGCGCACCGAACGACGCGCGGCGATTGAAGTCCGCCGCCGCCGGCCCGACGGCCTGGAGGCTTCTCGCGGTCGTGGGAGAGAGCCCGGAGGCGCTCAGCGGCGTACCTGCCTTTCGCAGCTCCTCGAGTGCCTTCGTCGCCCGCTCGGAAGCGGCCTCGATGCCTCGTGCGAACTTCCAAACCTGCCCGATGGTGTTCTCGACGGCAAACGCGACGCCGAAGCCGGCGAGACCGAAGCCGACGACGCCCCGCAGCTTCTCGAAACTCTGCTTCATGCCGTCGACGCGCTTCCCGAAGCCCTCGACGCGGGCTTCGGCCCGCCTCATGCCGGCCTCGAGCCCGGTCGTCGTCGCGGTGACGTCAACGTTCACGCGTGATACGCGACTCATCGGAGCCCCTCCTCTCGGATCGCAGCGTCGACGGCAGTCTGCACGAGCGGCGCAAGTTTCGAAGCGTGAGCGGTTCCGGCCTTGAAGATCATTCCGCGGCCGGGCACGCGAGACTTTGCCTTCGTGCTCTGCCCGCGCCGCTTGCCCTTCTTGATGATGCCGCCGGGAGTGAAGCCGCGCTCGGCCAGGTGCGCGCGCCAGCCGGCGCCAAGGTAGTCGGCGCCCAGCTTCTCGCGTCGCGAGATGATCGCGTCGAGTCGAAGCGAAGATCGTTTCTGAACACGAGCGCCGACCGCCGCCCACACTGACGAGCGATAGCGCCGCACCCGAACCCCGAACGACTTGGCGAGGCGTCCGGTTCGCCGCGGCGCGAATGCCTTCGCGGTCACGATGACGGAGCGCCCCCACTGCCGGAACGCCTTCGCGTAGACGCCCTTCCGCGTCCTCTGCGGAAGGCTTCGAAGGGCCTCCGTGATGCGCGCGACGTCCGCCGCGTCCACCCTCGCGACGAAGGTGAACGCGTTCGATCGTGGGTCAGTCTGCATCGCGCGTTTGAGCATTCTTTCGTTCCCTGAGCCGCTCCGCCGCGGCGTCGAATCCGTAGGGTTTGTCCGCCTCGAGCACCGCGGCGACCTCGGCCGCCGGCAGCTTCGCCAGGCCCTCGACCGTCAGCCCAAACGACCGAGCAAGGGCGACGAGCCGCCGCTCGGCGTCTGAGGGTTTGTGGCCGCCTCGTACATTTGGCGAACGACGGTCGCGATGCGAACGCCAAGCTCGCCGGGACAAAGCTCGTAGACGTCCTCAGAGTCCTCGAAGAGCGGCACACCCGAAGAGTCGCAAGCGTGACGGGCGATCAGCTCCGGAAGCTCGCCGCCCTGGATGACCTGGCCGAAGGTCGGCCGCGTGATGTGGATATCGACCTCCTTCCCGTTGAGGTCGGCGCGGATGACCTGGGTATGTGACGCCAGCCGGTTCAACGCAATGCGGATCTCGTGTGCTTCCATGTTTCAGCTCGCCACCAGTGTTTCGGTATTGCGGCCGTTGATGACCCACGCGCCATCCGAGACAAAGTCGATGGTCGCGGAGACGAGTTGATTGGTCTGGTAGCTGGGCGTGTGCCGCGTGAACTTCGCCGGACCGCTCCACACGGCTCCGCTCGCCCACGTGATTTGGACGGTGATGGCCGCCAGCGCACCCGCGATCTGGTCCTCGATGAGCGTCTGGTCGGCCTTGTCGTAGAGAACGGACAGCGAGCCGCTTACGGAGTGCTTCCCGTAGTATCGCTCTTCCGCGAGCTTCATCGCGACGCCGCGGTCGGCAATCTGCCGCTCCTGGGTGGCGCTGCAGCTAATGACCTCGACGATATCCGCGAGCGAACCGCCGATCTTGACGCGCGAGACTGAAGACATTGTCGGCATGGCAGAACCTCAGCGGTAGTACAGGGTGAAAACGACGAGCGCGAGCGATTCGGCGCGGGCCTCTGCCTCGCCGGTCTCGGGCTCCAGGAGCGTCGGCAGCGCGGCCGACACGGCGACGAACTTCTTTCCGGTGGTGCCGATGTTGGTCTCGACGGCCTGGGCAGCGAGAGCGGCGTGAGCCGCCATCGCGACGGCGAGCGCGTCCGCAGCGGCCTCGGCGATGCCGACGAGCTCGACCTCGGTCACGATCATGGTCCGCGTGGTGTACGGAGCGCTCTCGCCGCAGCGGTAGACGAGAGCCGGCACGGCCTCGCCCTGGAGCCGATCGCCCCAGTAGATGCGAGTCCCGACGAGAGCGGCGACCGACGCCGACGCTCCGAGCACGTGAGCGATGGCCGCCTCGATGCTCATAGCGAGACCTCCGCGACACTGACGACGGCGACGCGGTTCGCCTGGTCGAGATTGACGACGCCCTCGATCGAGACGGTTCTGGTGGTCCCGTTGGCGTTGATGAGAAGCCGATCGGTCGCCGTCAGTCCGGACGCCCGCCAGGTGTCCCAGCGGAAGCGGACCTCGCAGCGCGTGACGGTGACAGCGCCGCCGGCCTGCTCGCCCTGGGTTTGCGACTCCTCGCGGAAGTCGCATCGCATCGGGCCCGTAAACGCCGCCCAGGTCTTCGGCTCGTTGAGAGCCGAGCGGGCAGTCGATCGGAAGCCGATCGCCGAGTGTCGTAGGCGTCCCGCGCCGATCATGCGAGCGGGCTCCTTGCGGAATAGGCCTCGACGACGAACCGATACGAAAGCGGAACCTCGACCAGCGAGACCGGCGCAGCGGCCTCGGGGTTGTTGTAGAAATGGCCGATGAGCGCGACGACGGCACGAGCCAGGCCCTCGGGCACGGCCCCGCCGCCGACCTTGTAGTCGATGCGAACGGTCCCCTCGCGAACTCCGCCAGGCGTGCGCCTGAATCGCACCATCGCGAAGCGTCCGAGCGAGCGATCGATCCAGTAGTCGGCCTCCGGCACGATGACGGCCGCGCCGTCGCTCTCGCGCGTGTAGGCGATCTCCTCGACCTCCACGAACGGGATGACCGGCAGCATCACGTCGGCGAACCGAGAAAGCCAAACGGTCTCGGTCCGCTCGCGGATCGCCGTTCCGGTGTCGATCTCGACGAGCGCGAGACAGTCGGCGATGAGCCGCGAGAGGAGCGAATCATCGTCCGCGGTCTCGATCCGCAGCTCTGCTTTGACGTTGTCGAGCGTAAGAGGTCGCATTGGGAAAAGGCTTCGGAGCCCTTCGGCCCCGTCGCCCAGCGTGAGGAATCTTGCAAGTCTCTCGGCCCGCGGCGGTAGAGCGTTCCGCCGCGGGCCTGAGAGATGAGGAGACGGGCCGCGCCGCCGCCGGCGTGACGGACGGCGCGGATGGTGGATTCGTTAGGCCTTCAGCTTCAGGCCGGCGAAAGCGGCCTTCTTGACGATCTTGATGTCAGTCCGTCGCCACGCCTGGAAGTCGACGAAGAGCCGTCGCGACTGCGTGTAGGGGTTGATGAGCATCCGCGTCGGGCCGCGGTCCCAAATCTGACACTTCTTGAAGTTGCCGATGATGATGACGGGCTTCGTGGTGCCAGTCGTCGGCATGCTGTCAGACACGGCGTAGGGCTTGCCGTCGATCAGGCCGGGAATGCCGTCGCGGATGTCGGAGTAGCGCTCCGAGCCCTTCCAAATGTAATCGTTGATGGTGTTCTTCAGCTTGCGGATCGAGAGGAGCGTCGCATCGCCGAGGAGCCATCGGAAGTTGGCGGAGTCGGCGCGCCACTTCGCCGGCACGGCGTGCGCCAGATTGAGGATCTCGTCTGACGTGAATGCGCCGGTCGCCGCGGTGGTCGCGATGGTGCCTGAGTCCATCTGCCCGATAAAGCCGGCGGGCGCGTTGCCGGAGCCGGCGCCGTCGACATAGCCGGCCTCGAGCAACTCGCCGAGCGCGTCGGCCTGCTCGGCCATGATGAAGGCCTGCATGTCGATCGACGCGTCGTCGAGATTGGTCTGATGCACCGAGGTGATGACGCCGGCCATATAGGCGTCGACGGTGACGACGTCGAAGGTCGGATCGTTTGCGGTGTAGTCGGAGCCGGGATTCTCGCCCCACCAGGTCGCAGCGGCTCGGGTGACTCCGATCGGGATCTTTCGATCGGTGTCGGAGTTGAACACCGGGCAGAGCGTGCGCATGGTCACGAGCGCCTGAAGCTCGCGGACGATGTTCGCTTCCCAGACGAGCGGCACGGGCGCGTTGGTCGTCGCGTTGGAGATGGCGCGGCGCTCAGGACCGGCGAACAACTCCGGACGCTCGGCCATGAACTCGCGGAGCGACATAACGTCGCCGCGGATCGTCCGGTCGAAGGCCTGCTCGTATTCGCGCTGTGAGGTCAGCCGGCCGAAGGGTCCGTTGCCGCTCCATCCGCGATAGCACTGTCGCATGATCGATCGGGCTTCGCGAACGTCAAGCTCGCGCCACGGATCGTTATCGTCGTCGTCGCCTGCGAGTGCCTCCTCGGCAGCACGGCGCACGGTGCGGGTGGAATCGGCGGAAGCGGCCCGACGGGCAGCGTCGACGCGTCGGCCGGCGATCTCGAGCTCGCCGCGCTCCTGGTTGCGCAGGCGACCCAGACGAGCAACGACCTCGGCCGCGTTGTCCAGGTTGGTGATCTCGCCCTCGATGCGGTCGAGCGTCTGCCGCTCCTCCGCGTTGAGGCCGCGACGCTCGCGCTCGGCTCGCTCCAGGATGCCGCGAGCCTGGCGGGTCAGGGAGAGCCGGTCGTGATTGGCCTCGGGGCTGAAGTTGTCGCCGTTGCGGAAGGTCGGTCGGCCGGTGACGGCGAGCGAGTCCGGAACGGTGGTTGCGGTGCGGTTCTCGCCGTCGGCGTTCCGCGTTTCGTGCGATGCGGTGAGCATGTCCATAGGGTTCCTTTCACAGAAGAGCGAAACGCCGCTTGGCGATCTCGAGAGACTCGAGCGCGTCCGCGGTTCGGAGATTCGAATAGGCCGCCGGATAGGCGGCCCGGGTGACCAGAGAAACGTCCTCGAGCGCCCACTCCATGACGGAGCGCTCGGGCGTGCCGTCCTCGCCCTGGGCCCAGGCGTCGCGGGTGACGAAGCCGGCGAAGCTCATTTCCCGGAGGTCGCCGCGCCGCATCAACTCCGCCAGGTCTCGCGCGAGCGTGGTGTCAGGGAGCCGCAGCTCCATCCCGAGCCCGGTATCGTCAGAGAAGAGCCGGAGCGTTCCGCTCGTCGTGCGTCCGAGGAGAGCCGATCGGGCGTGGTTGAAGAGAAAGACGACGTCGGCACGCGAGGCGAGCGAGCGATCGAACGCGCCGGGCAGAATCCGCTCGCGAAACTTGCGGCCCCTGGAGTCGCTCAGCACGCGCGACGGCGAGCGATACACGGACGCGTAGCCGGTGACGGTCCGCCCCTCGGCGTCGATCGCCTGCATGGAGGTTGCGACGCTTCGAACCTCGCGGATCATTGGACGGCCTCCGCGTTGGTTTTCTGGCCGGCGACGGGCCCGCCGTCGTTCGATCCGCCGCTCTTGCCCTGGTTGAGCGGGAGCGTGTACTGGTCCAGGTGCGCCGGGCCCTTGCGCCAGCCGAGCCGCGCGCGTGCCTCGTTGCGGTTGATGATGCCGCGATCGACGAGGAGACCCATAGCGGCGCTTCGCTCGTTGAACGACGGTGCCTTTATCTGCTCGAAGTCGCAGACGATCGACGAGCCGAGTTTCGCCTCCGCCTCGCCGTTGAACGCCGCCGCCCAGTGCTCGAGACAGCCCTCGACGTAGATCCGGCCGAGCCATTCCTGGTTCGCGTACGCGGTGTCCTGATGCTCGGAGAGGTACGGGAGCGGAACGCCGGTGAGCCGCGAGACGTCTGCGACGCTGAACCGGCGGGCCTCGTCGAAGCCGGCATCGTTGAGCGAGGAGCCGATCCGCTCGGGCTTCATGCCTTCCGAAAGGATGACAGGCACGCTTGCGTTAGCCGGGTCGGTGTGGTTCTTTCGCCAGTTTTCGCGGATCTTCTCTTTGGCGTCGTCGCTCAGCTTCGCCGGGTGAACCAAAGCGACCTTGCTCGCGCCGCCGCCGCTGAAAACCGACAGGCCCGCGGCCTGCATGGCAGCGAGGAGCGCGAGAGCGTCCTTACCCTCGACGAGCCCGCCGCGCCCGACCAGCCCGGAGAGGCTCGGCGCTCGGAGGTCGAAGACGTCCTCCGCGGGAATCACGCCGTACTCGACGTCCTCGTAGCGCACGGTGTTGGTGTGCTCGTCCACGTCCGCGGTGATCTGCGAACGCGTGCGGAGCACCAGCTCGGCCGGCGCTCCACCGCGGCGGAAGATGAGGGCGCGCCCAGCGCCGTAGGTGACGGCCTGGGCGACGAGAGCCCGGAGGAACTCGAAGCGGCCGTGAGCGTTGGACGCGAGAAGCTCCTCGAGCGGGCCCTCGGCCTCCATCGGCGAGCGTGCGAAGTCGTTCGCGACGAGCGTAACGGCCCGGTAGACCGGCGAGAGACGCCACGCGATCGACGGCGACACGAACGGGACGCCGGCGCGCGACACGTTCGCCATGCCGAGGAACTCGGCGAGAGCCTCCGACAGCTCTCGCGTCGCCGCCTCGGCGGGCTTCGCCGCCTCTGGTCTGAACCATGCCCGCAAGCGCTCAAGCATGCGTGGCCCGTCCGTGCGCCGTTCCACCGGTCCCGAATCCCGCCACCACGCGGGAGCCCTCATAACGCGGCCCCGAACTCGTAGTCCGAGACGCCGCCGTCCTGAGTAAGCGCCCAGCAGTGTACAGCGATGACGCTCGCTATCAATCCATCAATGGCGCATTTCTCGCGAGATTTGATCGGTCGAATATTTCCCGCGTCGTCACGCTTCGCCGCGGCGTCAGCGCAGCAGCGACGCAATACGGGATCGTTGTTATGGATAAACCGACGGCCGAGCCAATGGCGTTGCCATTCCTGCGTCGCGGGTCCGATGTTCGCGATGCCCATGGAGTAGCGGCCGAGCGTGATGCCGTCGGTTTTCTCGAGCGTCTGAGCGAGGTACGCCGAGCCCCACGCGTCATAGCCGACGATGCGAAGGTCGAAGAGCCGGGCAGCGCCCTGGATCTCGCCGCGAATCTGGTCGTAGTCGATCTCGTCGCCTTCCGTCAGCACGATGCGGCGCTCGGCCTCCCACTGCCGCAGCGGTATGCCGTACTCGACCTCTCGATTGCGGGCAGCGCGCTTCGGCCACCAGTATTTCCCGCGGAGCGCGATCCGCCCGTCGTCGAGCGGGACCGCGAGCACGAACGCCGCGAGGTCTCCAGACTTCGACAGGTCGAGCCCGCCCCAGGCGGGCCGCCCGGCGATCTCGTCGAGCGTTCGCTCGTCGCGTGCCTCGTCCCAGTAGGCCATATCGAGCCAGCGACTCGCCGATCGTGCGAACCTCGCACCGTGAAACCGGATGAACTCCGCGCGTCCCTGGGGCGTCAGCCGTGCCGTTGCCCACTGGTTGCGCAGGCCTTGGAGCGTCGGCAGACGCGGGAGCCCTGGGTTTGCTTTGATCCAGGCCGCCTCATTCTCGGGCTCGTCCTCCTCGTCGAGACCGAAGAGCAAATAGAACTGATGCGGCAGGTCGAGCTCGCCGTCGAGCACGCGGTAAGCGACCTCGAGAATCTCCGCGGTATAGATCAGGTCGGCGTTATCGCCTGGCGTCGTGCAGATGAGACCGCGGGAGCGCTTCATCTTGGCCGCGGCCGTCGTGACTTTGACGATGAACCGGCCGCGCCACTCGCTCGCCTCGTCGCCGAACCAGAAGGTCGGTTTCAGGCCGTCGAGCGTCCTATCCTTGCTCGCCGTCTGCACGAGTCGAACGTTGCGATCTTTGTCCACAAAGCGATTGTGCTTCATGCACTCTTCGGCCTGCTCGGCGAACGACAGCCGGAACATGTTCGAAGCCGCCTCGAAGGCGATATCGGTCTGTTCCCGCTTGTTGGCGATGAGGTGTTGACGCCCGCCGCGGGGCCCGTGCTTGAACTCGTAGAGCGCGAGAGCGGCCGCCCAGGTCGTCTTTCCCGCGCCGCGTGCGACCTGGCAGACGGTGAGCGAGACGACGGCGCGCCCGTCGGACGCCCACTTCAACCCGTACTGGACGGCCGTCGCCCACACTTGCCAATCCTCGAGCCGGACCTCCTCGCCGGCGTCGTCGAACGCGAGCCGCTCGCAGAAGCGAACCGGCCGCGCCGCGGCGCGCCAGTCCATGACGAAGC